TCTTTTTGTATATTTAAAACCAAGTGATAGAAGAGTATCTGCTTTTACTTGGTCTAAAATCAATACTTCACCCATATATAATATCACCAACTTTCTCAAATACGGTTATGCTATGATTTTGGATTTATCTGGTTGGCTTGGATCGTAATATTTCCACTTAAAACCTCCAGCAGTTTTCTTTATATTTCTACAACAATTTGAAATCGAAACTCTATTAATACCAGTTTTGTTTTGTGCTTCTTGAATTGAATAATATAATTTTATAAATGTATCATCTTGAGAAAATTGCATTACTGGTTTACATATATTCTTTCTTGACCTTTGAATCATTTCAAGTTTAGAATATTTACAGAGTCCAATTTCTGTTGCTTGATTTAACCAATTATATACAGACGACACACAACATTTTAATTCATTTTGTATTTCTAAAGACGAAAATCCTTTAACATATAATTTTGCGCATTCTACCACAAAAGAAGATAATGCAAATTCACCACATGCTTCGAAATTTATTGTACTTAAATCAAAAATAATTGAAAGTTTACTATTTAATATGTTACTTACAATATGGTCAAAGCGATTATGCAACCTTGGATAATTGCAATCTATTCTAATTATTTCAATATCTTTCTTTTTGGCTAAATTATCTTTTAAATAATCTGTATTAATAATATTATTAGAACCATCAAAATTTTTGTTCCCATGTCCTAGCGAACCATCCATTTCAACAACATATTCCTTATTATCATGAATAAAATGGCAATCATAATAATATGGTTTTAACCAGTCTGGATTCCATTCAAAATCTGCATTAACATTTAATTGTTTAAATAGATTTCTAATAAACTTATTTGGATAACTTATACCATCAGAACAATATGAACAAGAAAATCCTCTAAGATATACATTTTTAATTATTTTATTAGATACATTTCCACAATTTGGGCATTTCATTTCTACTTTATTATTAGAAGTTGCTTTATTTGTTATTTTGTCATACTCATTAACAAATAATTTAGATATATTAGGATGGGTTGTATTAACATCATTAAACCCTACCAAAATTTTTTTGTTACTAACAGTAAGGACAGTGTTGACCATGAAAAATATTATTTGGTTGTGCTTTCCATATATGATTATTTTTACATTTGAACCTCATATAATGATGAATACCTTTATATTTCTCTAATGGTATACTATCGTCATATTTTTGTAGTCGTAGTAAAAAATCTTCGTTACTCAAACTATTATATGTAGTTTTCATATCAAATTTTCTCCTTCATATCGTTTTCAAATCAAAATAAATAAAGAGTAATAGTCAGAACTATTACTCTTTATTATTTCTCCATTTATCATTGAGTTTTTCTACCAAATTATCTCTGACAAACTTATGATATACATCACGATGTTTTCCAACACCTATATCAATAGGTATTGCGCCATTTTGTATGAAAAACAAAGCTTGTTTTCTATTATAAACATAGTAGTATTCCAAAATATAAACTCCTTAGATACGATTATCTGTTTTGTTTGAATCGTTACCTCTTTGCACATCTGTGGTTTTACTGATTTCGGTTTCGTCCATCATTGGTCTGCCGCCTTCATCGGAATCACTTTCTGATTGAGTATATGAAGATTTTAATGGTTGCCAGCTATTAAAAATATCTCCCAAAATAGATGTTTCTAATATAGTATTCCCTAACATCTTGGCTGGATTTATACCGCTAGAAGCAGCGAGTTTTGTTTTGTTTACAACAGATGCTTGTGCCAATTTAAGCTGTAAATCAATATTGTCATTTACATCAAAAATTGTTGTTGGTATGATATTATACGCAAACTGATAATCTGGATAAATATAACCACGCAATTTCATCTGTAAATCAATCCATGCTTCTAATTGCTTATAAATTCGATAAATATCAGAAGAATCAACTTTCATAGATAATTTTAATTCGGAACCACTAGATGCAGAAGATATTAATGCTTTTGACACACCTGCTTCGCTATAATAGTTTTCTACATTTTGCTCAACTCTATTTACATTGTCAGCAACAGTAGATTTTGATTCAACAAGTTCTAAGTCCATAGGAACAGGAACAACCCCGTAAGTCTCTGGAACCACCTGTTTTACCATGTTGGTAAATGGTGTTATGATTTCATCACCCATAGCAATTTGATCTTCTTCATTAGTTGGTATTTTCAGATATATCAATTTATAAGCATCTGATTCTGATTTTGCTTTAGCTAAATCCTTCGCATCATCTATATTTAAAATTTCTGTTATAAGACCTAGAAAGGGACTATATAAATATGTAAAATCGTTATGATATTTAATACATAAAGAATTTTCGTATGGAATCATGACCATATTGTTTAATGATATTTCCTTAGACTGTGTAATTAACTCCTGCAGTTCAGATGGTAATGTTTCATATAAATCATTATCAATTAAACTTCGATTTATTGCAAATCCAAATACATTTCCACCAATATTTTTCTTTATTTCACAATACATTGGATTTAGGAAATATAAAGAAGTTTCAATATCATTTTCTACAATATATGCAAAACAAGCATCTTCAACAAACAATCTACGCATAATGTCGGTAATATGATTATCCAACTTAAACTTATTTACTTGTGCAACATATTTATAGTAATTCGTTCTTATTTGTTTTGATAATTTATCATCTGGGGAATATGCTTTTGCGGTTTTTGCTTCTAAATCTACAGTCCAATTTATAATCCCCATATTAGCAAAATAGTCTATAAGTCTTTTGTAATATCCGCTCTTTAAATACATATATCTGGAAAGTCTTACAATATTTTTTCCATATCGTTCAGGATATTGAGACATATTTTGTATCTGATTTCTTGTAAATCCACATATGCGATTATGCCTAAATGCACCTTTATAAGACAACTCAGACAAAACAAGCCTTTTCAAACTATATACATCAAAAGACGGTGACTTTTTATCTAAGAAATCATTGACATTTTTTGTGTCCTGTTGAAACTGTTCTTTTATTGCCCCGTTGTTATTTGTATTTTCTTCTATATTGAATCACCGCCTTTCTAATGAGAATATAATTTGGGTTTTCGTGCAAGAGCAGTGAGAGAGGATACATTGGTATTATTTTTTTTTGACTTAATAGCACTGCAATATTCAGTAATGTAAAATATCAGATAACTTAATGCAGAAAAGCGGTCTTTATCTACTTTTTTCACGACCTTTTCTACAGATAAAGCACCATTTGTCATATGCTTTAATTTTAAGTTTGCTATTTCCTCAAATAATAAATCAGTTTGTATGTAAGGTAATACTCTTAAATCCATATTTTGTTTATCTTTAGGAGAAAAATCTGTGTCTTGCTTTTTCTCAAGCAACTTTAATTTGCCACTTTCAACAGCATCTATAAAATCAGCAACTACTTTACTCTGAAAATGCTGTGCTTTCATATCAAACAAACATTTTTCAGCATCTCTAACCTCTGGTTGGTTATCGGTGTTCATTGTATTCCAACATCCAAGATACTCTCCAGTAATCGGATCATAAGATTCCTTTAACAACTCATCTATCAATCCTGCACCCAATCCATTCCCATCTGCAATAACTGCTTTTGCTAGGAAATTCTTTTTGGTCTTTTTCACCAAACATGCCTGTGCTGAAAAGTTCATTGCATTAGATACTGTCATAATATTTGGAATTTCAATAGATACAATCCTATTCGATTCTTTATTTCTTATAACTCGTCCAATTGCAATAGAAGATTGGTTATTTGTTGCTTTCTGACTACGAGCAACGTCTACACCAAGATAAAATTCTTCATCCAATTTATTGAAATTAATCATTGGTGTGGTTAATGTCCGGCAAATCATTAACTTGTTTATATCAACTAATGCACCGTCTGAAGAACCAACCCACTCTTGTTCATAGTTTTGCGCAAAAGCAATAGGAGAGGAGGTACTTTTTTTTCTTAATATCTGACTTTTATTACTACCTCTGCCATACCAACACGGTAGCATCCAACTTGCACCAAGAACGATTTGTCCTTTCAATTCGCACATATTGTCATACATGTCTATAGAGCGTTGGTATTCATCGGAGCCACGGAAACCAGATGTTGTGAAGAAATGTATTTGTTGATTTAATTCCTGTGGATCTACGAGAGCCATTTTACCCACAGTATATCTAGGAACCTCTGTTACAGGTTCAAGAGCATCTTGATATAATTCGTTATTTAAAAGAGCAGCTTCTTCAATTTTTAATCTTCTTCGTCTTTGTCCTTTGGTTGTCTGCGCATTTGCAATAGCATCTATAGAACTTCCGTTTTTAAACTGAATTAATGCATCACCTTTAATAAATTTAGGTTCTTTTTCTAATTCGTTTTCAATAAGAGGGAATTTATTTCGTATTTCATTAAATTTAGACTTTAATAAATCTGCTGCATTTTCTTTCGTCTGAGCTGAAATGGCAAGTTCAATTTGCGGAAAAAGAATAGCCACTATAACACAAGACAAAACCTCATTGAATGTTTTAGCATATCCACGACTGAATGTACCATACATATTCATAAATCGCACATCTGACCTCAAAAAAACTCTTTGATCAAAATGCATATTGAAGTTACTTTTTTCAGTGCGCAATAAGTCTATAAACAAATCTGGATACCATCTTGCCCAGCTTATAAATTCATAGTAGTTATATAAGTTTTTTCCAAATACAGAATCATCTTGTATAGCAAGTATTCTTTCCTTGATTGACTCATCAGTCATCAGATGAAAATCATTCATCTACATCATCCTCACTTCCGTCTGACAAGTCATCATAATCGCTTGGCAATACAATGAATTTTTCTATATTTGGTCTGTTTTTTAGTATAGTGTCATTAGATTCTGTAAATACACCATTTGGATCACCATACTGTCTCAGATATTCTTCCATTTTATCATCATAAAATTTATAAATATCTTTATATTCTATTGGTGGTAATCCTTTTAGTTTTCGTGCATAACTTATATAGCAATAAATATTAAAATCTGGGGCATCATGTGGTTGAGTCTTATATTTTGGCAGTATATTGATTACATCTGTTGCTTGCTCAATGGCTAATGTTAATTCACTAAAACTGTTTACTCCTTTTTGTAAATCTGCCGCAGATAACTGCTTTGGTGTTAATTTCCCGTTTGATGCTGCATTCTGTGCTGCGTCATACCATTTTTTTGCTTCATCTACATTGCCAGCGGCTGTAGCCATTTCTTCCTTTACCTTAAAACGAACATATGTCGCAAGAGCCTCTTGGTGTAAATTCGTTTGTAAAGTGTAATTGAGTTTAAGTTTCTCGTATTTCTCATACATTTTTTTATATTCTACAGCAGTATATCCATCTCCAAACAAATCTTTTATATTATCTGTAACTTCAAAATTATCAATATTTGAATAGTATTTGTTTTTATTTTGTTTAGACATATGTGGAGATTTATTATTTTGCAAGCACTGATTAATTAGATAAGAATATCTATTTAGAATTTCATCTTTTTCTTTCTTAGTACGGTTACTATTCTGATGAATAAATCCTTCTTTTTCTGCATCAGAGTATGATTTTGCTTTGTCCTGCCGCATCGCCACAAGAGTGAAGTATTTCTGTAATACCTCATATCCATGTAATGAAACCTCTTCATCACTTAAATAACTGTTTTCTTTCTTCACAGATTCCTCAGAAGAGAAGAGTAGATCAAAATACAAAGGTTTATCAATATTTCTAAGTAAGTCTTTAAATTTATCAAAATCAATCCTTCCGTCCTCAGATAGAATAGAAGTTTTGCAACATTCTTTACAAACAGGAATACGCTTATCAAGAGAGTACATAGGGGAACTACTATAATAAAAATCTGTTAGATTCTTTTCATGGTGACAACATGTACATACCTTTTTCCCCTTTTGTTGATTGGCTGGCAATGGTTTATTACCAGATGATTGTATTTTTTTTCTTGGCATGTTTTCACCATCCTTTCATTTCAAAATTATTTGTTCAATTAAAAAAGACAGTGTGATGACTGTCTGAAAACACATAAGAACATTCAATTTTATCATTAAGAAAATTTTTAAAAATTCTATATCAATAACGCATAAGTGAATTGTAAATATAAAAAATTAGATATACATATAACATACATTTAGAAAATTTATGCTCTGGGAATTGTGTACAAAGCTCCAAAGGATCTACCAGTTGTCGAAAATGTATTAAAATTTTTTACATGAAGCTCAATGCTTTTTTCTCCAGTAATTACAATGGAACTAGCAATAGTCCATGAGGTCAAAGTTCCTGGCGTTAAATATGTCAAACTAGAACAGTATCCATTTTCGGTTGGCAAGAATGGAGCATCGTTTGAAGACGTAGAAAAATTGAAAACTTTTTCTGTTGTAATCGAACCTGTGATCATAAATCGAAACCATATAAAAGTGCAAGTTCCGTTTCGATAAATGGTTACTGGGAAAAGATAGCAATTAGGACTACTTTCAGTCTCATTTGTTCTTAACCAATTATTATATGTCTTTGGCTTTGGATATGAATTCAAGATGTTAATCACGGATGTAACTTCTTCAAGATTATTGTGTAAATAACGGATATTTTTAAACATAGTAGAAACTTTATTAAGAATAGTACTGTGTTTTTCATTGCTTTTTAAAATCTCAACATTTGTCCAAATATTAGGTGAAAGATTGTCATCACTTGTAAATTCTATTGCAGGATCCATTTCATTCCATCTATCTTTGTCTTCTTTCGTAACGTGAATATCTTTATCTGTTGTATGTTTTGAAATAAAAGAGACTATCTGGTCTTTAAACGCAGATAGTCTTGACAATGTGATAAGTTTTTCTTTTGACATTTTTTGTTTTCCTTTTTGGTTACTGATCAATAAACATATTTTCTATATCTTCAATACTAGCAATTTCAAAACCATCGCCAATTTTTTCTTCTAAAGAGGAAACTCTCACGTCTGTTAAAGTATCTAATTGATCTATATAGTCTTTTGAAGCAAAAGACTCACTAATTTTATCAATAGTTACAACTAATTCATTATTTTCATTGAATGATAAGGAACTCTTTATACTGTCATCCACATACTTTTTTGTTGCTGGATGATAATTTGTAATAGGAGTATAACTGGAAATATTTGTTTTAGTTAAAACGTCGTCATTATTTACAAAAATTTTTTCGCTACCATATTGAGTCCAAATGTTTGTATTTTCATCTTTACCAAATGTAAATTGCTTACCATTCATTGTTGTAACAAATAATTGATTACCAAATCTCTGAATATGAACAGGTTCTCTATCTAATGTCAAAATGTCTATGCTTAAAAAGGAACCTCTAATAATATAAGAAGTTTCCCCATCAGAAGGAAATAATTCATCTAAATTTAATAATGCATTTTTATCGCCCATATCAATTATTTTTATACTTATAGAAGAGTCACCAGTATCAACTTCATTAGAAACTTTTAGATTAGGAGTATCATATGAACCATTTTTATCTGTTATATTTAATATGTATTCTGTATCTGTATTAGTCTTTATTTCAATTGTTGGAGAATAACCATCTTTCCCTGGTTCTCCTTTTTCGCCTTGTATTCCATCTTTCCCATTTATCGTTTTAATTGTACCACCAGGTAAAATTGTTCCATTAGACAATGTAGTTGATAGAATATTATTTTCATCTATATTAATATTTGTAATTGTTGGAGCATCCTTTCCAGGTTCCCCTTTTTCCCCTTTTAAAGCACCTGTTCCAGTAAGAGAAGATCTTGTGTATGATTTAGCAATCGCAATATCTACTATATTCATAAAACAATTACCTCCTACATATCATACCATCTATGATTTTCTTCGTCATAAATGTATGCTTGTTTTGTATCCATCTCATAAAATGTACTTGCATTCCCTATTCCTATAGTACCGACCTTTTCAGTAGGCTTTTCATCAGTAGACAAGCCATACAATTCCATCCACATACGATTAGGTCTATCACCATATTTATTACATGTGATCAATTATAAATCCTCCTTTTAAGTAATTAATTTTATATAGTAAAAAAACCAACTACTTAAAAGTGTTGGCATAAGTGAATTACTCATGAATTACAACTCATGAAATTTTAACTGAGCTATTTAAATATTCAATGATAAAAATTATCTATCATTGTCTTTATTATAAAATTAGTTAAGATTCTCATTCGTAATTTTAGTATATTCTTCTTCTGTAATAATATTTTTTAAAGCCATATTTCTAACTCTAATTTTATTCCATAAACCGGAATCATAATAAAATTTGATTTTTTCATATAGTTTGTTCATTTTATACCTCATCTAAATTTATCCCAGACATTAAAGCAATATAATCAATATCCGCACGTTGTTGTTGAATACTTATATTTTCTAATTCTTTTAAATAATTTTGATAATTATCTTTTGATAATTTTGCCTCATCATACTCATATAATATACGAGATGTATTGTTTTCATCGGCAATTTCTAGTTTAGATATGTTTTTTCTTAAATATATATATTTTTTGGAAGAAGTTGTATCTAATTTACTTGGTTGCTCTGTAGACTGTGATTTTTTATAATATATATCCAATTCAATTTCCTCCATTATTATCCTTTAAAAGCGGTTTACAAGAAATAGAAGAACCAATATTCCATCTAACCATAGAAGATGAATCATTTAGTGATGTAGCAAACATACCAACGACTAAGCCATGATTAGAAACACCACCAACTAAAGCATAATTTATGTCGGTATTATTACACCAAATACCATCTGTGAAGAATGTTGTTGCACTTCCACCGACTGAAATTGGGAACATACCAAATTTATTGAATAACATTTTTGATATATATCCACCGGCTGTTTTATTAACAGTTGAATTTGGGATAGTAATATATCCCTCACCAGTTGTGTTATAATCATCAATAGTAGAACCGTCATATTGTCCAGATGTTAATTTTATTTTTTGAGTTCCGTTATCATTTATCCAACCTGCGATTCTTCTCCATTGATTTCCCCACAGGTTTTCAATACCAAATACTTTGACACCTAACATGGATGAACCATTATTACCCCAAAACATTCCTTTTTGATCCATAGTCCCTGTCATAATAGCTGGATTGCTACTTTGTGAACCTCCAGTGTAATATCCATTACCAAATGTTGATTGAGAATCGGTAGATTTACCAATAAGCATTAAAAGAAGGTTTACAAGAAGTCTGTCAGATAATGTTTCTGTATACCATATATTATCTGAATTTTGATTGTTTGCAATTGCAGCTTCTAATTCAGATGTTAAACTTTTTGAATATATAGGAGCTTTATTGGATAAGCTTCTTAAGACATTACTAGATAGACTCCCATTATAAATTGGCATATAACAATAATCAATTTCATTTCCATTTATATCGATATGAGAATAGCATTTATAATTTTCATCTACTTTTATATTGCTAAAATATACGTTAGTTAAATTTTTGTCTTCATTGATAATTTTGTAATAGATTTTAGGGAATCCGATCATAGCATTGCCTTCATATGTTTCATTGCTAATATCTGAATCACTTCCATCTATTTTTTTACTAAAATCATTTTTATTTAATTCATAATCGACATCACCATTATATTTTAGCATACATGGTTTTAGATTTTTGATAAACCACGAATTCTCCCAATCGCCATAGTCAAAATTGCCAGAATTGTAATCCATAAATGCTGAAGAAAAATATTTGTTATCTTCAATATATGTTATCATACTATTTGGATCAGATTCGTTAAGGTCTAATTGAAAACCATAAACGGTATAATCTTTACACAAAATATTGACGGAATTGTAATCGGATTCATTAGCGAATCCTGTTGTACTTATTGGAAATGCTTTATAATACCATATATCTCCTAATTGTGGATTAAAAGATTTATCTTCGAAATAATTTTTTTCGTGGTTAAAAAAATCTAATCTTTTAATTTCTTTTACCAGTATACCATCTGACATATTTAAAGGTTGTTCACCTAATTTTCTACGAATAATTACTTTTTCTACAATACAAGCTGCCTGATTATCAATAATTGTATCACTTGGTTCTGTCCATTTTAATTTATAATGTTTCGATTCTGGATCATAAAAACCACCGAATTTTTGCATTTCTTTAGGTATCATGTTTAATATATAAATATTTTTTGAATCCATAGATATGTCATGCCAGTTTAAGGTTTCTGTATTATAATACTGAAAATTATTATTATAATAGCGTAGGTTCCCAAATCCGTTAGAGGTTAAAAAATTGGCTTGTACATCAACATTTAGTTGTCCAATAACCTCTGTTTTATCGTCTGTATAAGTAACAATAACATTGTTATTTTCAGTTGTAATAGATTTAATAGAACGTCCAGTTTTACCAGTTTCGCCTTGTTCTCCTTTTAAAGAATTTAACCATTCTTCCTGCGAGCCATTAAATCCATTGTCAATTGCAATATCATATGCGGATTTCCCATTTTCTGCGCTCTGAATGCTATTTCCATCAAATAATAATGTTCCGTCGGTAGATTCGCTAAGTTTGTCTAACGTAGACTCATTATTGTAAATTTTACTATATTTTTTATCTAATATTTTTTTATCAAATTCTTTTAAAGAAGAAATTAAATAATCTTTATTTATTGGTAATTTGTTTGTCATTTATATAAATTCCTTTCTTATTATTCAGAAATATTTAAATTCCATTCTTTTAAAAAATCTATTGGTTCAGTTTCAAAGTTTTTAATTGTACCATTTTCTAAATTACATAACCTATTTTCTATATCAACAAACCAATTTTTGTTAGATATTTCGGTTTCAGATAGTTCTAAGGAATTTTCAATTTTCATATCGAAAGGTAAAGTTTTTAAAGCATAATTATTCCCAGATTCTGTACCAATAAATATAACAGCGGCAGTGATAATACCACTTTTATAGGTCACAGAATCGGATAATATCCACGAAAATCTTAGAAAATCGTTATTATATTGAAGATTAACAGCATCTTCGGTAAAAACTCCTAATTCATTTTTGACAATAAATTTAATAGTTTTTGTATATAAATCAACACCGTCATAATATCTATTTATTTCAAAAGTTAGAATATTAGAATTTACATCGCCACAAACAATTTTTCCTATATTTTGCAATGCAGGCGTTTTTTCAGTTATTTTGATAATTTGATGTTCATCCCTCATGGATGATGTTTTTATAATATGACCTTCTGAATCTATAAAATTTGAATTATCCATAACTATTTCCCTCCCTCTAACAAGTCGATTTTAAAAACCGACTTATTTAATAGAAGTCGGTAAATATATTCATAAAGATACAAAATTTTTTATTCTTTAAGTTACATTTTATACTTTTATAAATACACTATTTAATAAAAAGAAAAGAGAAGCAGTATTGACCACTTCCCACTTTAATTATTTAGTTACATCAGAATCAAAGATCATATCAAGATCATAATCTTCGATAGCAACAGGTATAATTTGTTTTCGATTATATGTATCTAATAAACTAATATATTTTTCTTCAAATTCCTGCTTATCAATCACTGAATAATTTACAGTTTTTGTTTCTCCAGTTGGCTCATATGTAATTATTTCTTTTACTTCTTGCGTTTCCTCATCTGTTACTTCAGTTTTTATCTCTTTCATAACTGGCTCTTTAACAGTAAGGAATTTAAAAAGTTTAGGATCTTTTTCATTTTGCACCAAAATGGAATATCTCATAATTCATCCTCCTATTTAAATTATTTCTTCCGTAGTGCCTTCAATGTTTGCTATGTTCTGTTCTCTCGCCTCATTTACAAGTGTTTGAATTTTATCTTTTACTTTCGTTATCCAAATAAGGGCTTTTGATTTACTAAGAATTTCCACATTTGAAATGGATGAAGTTAATTCTCTATCAGACATTTTATTACTATCTAATTTTAGTTCAAGATTTAAATTTTCATCTACGATAAATGTTTTATCAACAAGTCCGATTTTCACTTCTTCTCCATCTGGGTCGTCATCGGTTACAATTTCTGGCATATTATTTGTTACTTTGATTTTTGCTGTGAAATCAATATCACTATACTTAAGTATTTTTGTATAATCGTGCAAAGCCTCTTTTGTTTCATCGCTAATATCAGTACACATTATAGTTGCGATAATAATACCATCTTCAATATCAATGTCAGTTGTCAATTGCATATCATTTCTCTCCTTATTATTTTAACATATTATATAATTTAGTAATCCCAACAATAAAATTCCTTAAAGTTTCTTTGTCAATCGCACATTGTAATTGCGGAATATCTGACAATACTGTATCTCGAATTACTAAGCTCATTACATTTGTCTTTTCATCTATCATCATTTCAGATTTTGTTTGATCACCAAGTAATATTTCTACTGATTGAACAGTTTGCCCAGAATCTTTGGTTACCATGCGAACCTGTCCAAGTTGTAATTGAAAATCATCTAAATTAAGTTGCCTCATATTCTCACCACTTTATTTTTTATAAGAGTAGGAGAGTGCAGAAGACTCTCCTGAATATCCTGTCTTTCCAGAATGTCAGACCAGATACTAGCCATTTTCTAATTTATTAAAAATCACCACCGTTTGCAGTGACTTTCAACCGTAATCAATACGGTTATCTTCAAAGTAAAGTTTACCATTAACGCAGATGAACGCGAACCTCTCAACACTTTCCTTAGCAGTTGTCAGCTTATTATAGTTTTGGCTGTTACTATTTTATACCTAACACAATCAGCATTCCGCAAAGCAACTGGGTTGAATTCCACATATAAAACTCGTAAATGTAGTTATGCTACCACTATATAGTTGTGTCTCTATTTATTTCATAAGAATGCGCTTAACACCAATTAAAATTGGAGATTTATTGGCTAGATCATTATAGAATCCTTAATTTTTCTAACTTTAGATGTATCGGTTTTTATATAGAATTTCTTTGTAACATCTGTACCAGAGTGATTTAACATTACAGAAACATCCTCTAAATTTACCCCCTCGTTTTTGAGTAGAGTCGCATAACTGTGGCGAAAATCATGGCAGTGTAGCGTTGGTTCTCCAATCATTTCTCCAATTACTTTACACCAATCGTTTAAAGTCCCATTATTTATAGGCTTATCTTCGGTTACATACGGACTAATAAATACCCAACCATAATCATTTATTTCATTGTCTTTCCTATATTGCACAAGATTTTTAAGATATCCTTTAGTTTCTTCTGAAAAGGATAATTCTACAATTTTCCCCTCTTTTTCTAATACATCAGAAAATATTCTTTCATCCCAATCAAGCTGTTCCCAGCGTAAGTTTGCTACGGCATTTACTCTTGCCATAGTAGTTAAAGATACAAATGCGTAAGCCTGTAATTGGATATCTCCATGTTCCTGCAACTTTTCACGCATTAACTGTACTTGTTCTTTTGTAAGGTAAGTTTGAACAGTAATAGGTTGCCCTGCTTTTGGACGTTCAATAAATTCTACTGGAGATTCGACAATTAATTTTTTCTTACGCAAGAATTTATAGAAAGCTGAGATAGAAGCCATTACACGCTTTTGTCTATTTACGTTATTTCCCTGTTGTTTCCTCCAGTAATAGTATTCTTCGAGATCTTCATCCTTAGTTTCGAGTACAGATAAATTAAATTGATTATTATACATATAAATAAACCACTGCATAAGGTCTGAATTATACTGTAAAATAGTATTTTTAGACAAATCACGAATTGACATATCTATCTGATATTTTTGAAACAGTTTTAATGTTTCGGGATTTATTTGTTTTGCTTTTTCTTCATCATAAAGACAAATTCGTTTACTGCGTTCTGCCATCTAATCTCACTTCCTTTCGATTAAAAAATTCAAAAGAGCCTATGCACATAAAATGTCATAAGCTCTTTGTCTATCTGTTTTAGTTACCATGTCTTTTCTGAAATATTTTAAATTATATAAATTAGTAAGATATTCAATATCCTTGTCTCCAAGTTTAATATTGTTAGATATACAACTTTCATAAAATATTAAATAGCATTGTATAGTATTTTTCAAAAGATGATTTTATACCATCAACAATTCCTATGAACAATGAATCGTCCTTTGCTAGTTTATTATTTCTGATTTCAATAGACGTTGGCATATAACCATATTTATTATGAATTTGAAACATTCTATTTAAAACGGTTTTCTCATTCCAATAACCACGTTTCCTGTTTGTAACTGCACCAAAATATTTGGCAAATTTATTATAATTACCAAAACGTTTTAATGCTTCATAAAACAGTTTCTTATTATCTGGGGTAAAATCAGTTTCTTTCGGAAGAGTCATTAAATCTTCACTGAGTTTCATGATTTCCTCAAAAGAAATCACATTGAATAATATATATTTCTCCAAATAAAAAAGAAGTGAACTTAAAATATTCACTTCCTTCCACTAAGTAACCAGTCCCTTCACTAGTAGACACACTATTTGCATATATATATATAACTTATTTGAATTCTTTCCTTAATTTTTCCGTTATATAGATTTGTCCTTTTCTCATAATTTTTGCTATTTGCTGAGTCTTAGAACCATACGGAGTTTCATATACAGATTCTTAACTTGAAAATATCCATCATTAATATATCTTTGATATGGAATATTATTTTTCATTAAGATTTCTTTTCTCCTCAACCATTCAAATAATCTGTTGCGACCAATATTAAGGTGTTCATCTTTTAGTAACTTTTCCATTTTACCAATATCAATAAGATTACTGCTATCAGATACTTTATTTGCAAAATCTACAAGTGGACGTTGTTCTTCAATGATCAATTCAAGATTTTTTATTGTTTTGTCTGCAAGTTTTAAGGTACGAGCCATTACTTGTTCTGGTGTGTTCCAAGCTTTTTCTAAATCAATTAAATATTTTCTACATTGTTTACCTTTATCGATTCTGCTCATGAGATATATATGCTTCGCCATATCTACAGACAATAGATAATCTTGTAAACCTTTTGTTCCTCCGCGTTGGTTGCTCTGTACTTTAGATACGCACCACAATAATCTTCATTTTCAATAAAACCTTGACTATTTGAATTAAACCAAGAACTAAATCTTTTCTTGATTTCTAGTCCTTCATATAAACTTCTTGCTGATACAGTTGGTTCTTCTGTTTCGTAATTTATTCTAATTATTTCGTTCATGCATTCCTCCAATTTTCATATTTAAATTGAAGGTAGAGATAAGGCATATCCTTATAAATCTCTTTTACCTATCTAACTGACAGGACATAAATTGTTTACACTATATACTTTTCTAAACAAAAAAGTCTTATGTCCATTCTTTGAACGTAACCCTTACTTTTATGAATTCTGATTAGATATCAAATAATATTTTTACAATTTTACATCAAAATCAAAAGCGATATTTTTTAGGATATCAAGATTATTAGAATAATGACTATAACTTGAATAGCAAATCATTCCGTTTTTAGCAGTTATCCAGCTCTTACTAAAACCTTCTGGTGTTCCATCTTTAGATCTACTTATATAAGTTGATTCAGAATCTTGTGTATCAAGTATAGAAGAAAATATTTCCTTGTCATTTTCTCCAACACACACTTCGTATATTTTTTTCGAATCAATATGTTTAAACACAGCAGAAGAGCAGTTATCCATTACATAAGCTACAGAAGGATTGTCATTGATATATCCTGTTTCACGTTTGAATTTTTCACACCAAACAGATGGTGACTCTTCAACATATGAAATAGAAATAATATACTCATCATAGAAATTTTCCCAAAGTTCATCATGAATATCTAACGATGCTATATCATATCCAAGACATAATAATTCTCTAATAATTTCCTTGGCTTCATCATACTTAGCAATAATTGAAATATCGTCAAATTCATCTTCTAATGAGTCAAATTTCTCTTCAATTTCATAAGCAAATTCTTCATAATTTTCAAATTCTAATCTATTCATATTTATAAACACCTACCAACCAGCATTATTCGAAAACTGTCTTCAAAGACTTTACAATTTTTATAGTAGCTTCTTTATGTTCTGGTTTTGTCCAAGTGCTACCTTTATTTGCTCCCATCATTACTTTACCAGACTTTTCAGGAACAATTTTTGATTTTACTTTACATATACCAGGAATTGTAACTTCATCATTTGCAAGAATAGCATCTTTAATAACAGATTCAAGAGCTGCAAGTACAGCATTAACCTGCTTTTGATTTACTTCCTCAGCGGATACTTCAGTGATTTTCTTTATAAATTCTACCTTATTCATAATTTTAAATTCCTTTCAATTTTAAATATTTATCCCGTTTTCACCCATTTTTCGGAACATTAAAATAGGAGAGTAGAATTTACTCTCCAATACATGTGTTTATGCCTTTGTCAACCAAATATAATTAATAGGTCATTCATACTTACTTTATTTTGTCTTTTGTCTTACTCTTATTTACAGAATTTGAAATGTTTTTTACATTTTTCATAAGTTGGATGTTATCATTAATCATCAGAGCTAATGCCTGATCTTCTGTAAATCCAACAGAAACATAAGCATCATACATATTTTTCTTCGTTTTAGCCACAATAGCGGGATATTCTGTATTATTTGAATAATCCTTATATACTTCAACTATTTCTTGTACCAAATCATAAATTATAGGTTTATATTTATTGATATATTCCTTAATTACAGGTACTAACATTTCTGGTTTGCCCATTAACAATTCTAAGATTTTATCCATTTTATTTTCTCCTTAAAAATTAGTAATTCGTCATTCAATAATTTTATCAATTTAATTTTAATGTATATTCACAAATTTTTCCCTTTGTTTGTTCAAATACCAATAATTTTCCAGATGCATTTGAAGTTTTATTTAATGATAAAGAATATGGATCAATGCCAATGATGATGGGGATATTTATAACTTCGCTATTCACACCGACTTCTTCAATTCGAGAATGATGTAAATGACCTGCTAAAAGATAGTCAATAGGAATGTTATAAATTTTAGAAAATTCTTTTATAGCGTTTTCCATATTTTTTACTTCTCCATGTATTCCTAAAACAGTATAGCAAGCCAATTGTGCATAAATAAATCCAGTTGGGTTGTCAATATATGTAAAATTTTTATTATCTTTTAGTCTTGTTTTAATAAATTCAGATACAACTTTCCCCATATTATCTTCTACAAAAGTTCCTTTTGGCTGACCAATCATACGAAGTTCAGTATGGTTTCCGTTTGTCATCTGAAATTTAACTTTTGTATATTTTGTCAATTCATTTAACCAATTACAAATAAAATCAGCATATTTAATTGTTCCGTCAACAACTCCATATCTCAATTTCATTAACTGTGACACCCTCAAACATCCATCACTAAAATCGCCCATAGAAAATACATTAAGTGTATTAATATTTTCTTTTTGAACGATTTCAACTGTTTGATTAAATAAACCCCACATTCTTTCTTCAAATATTTCTGGACTATACGAATTGAGAATATCACCAAACAATCCTTTTAATTCAAATTCTATGCCATAATGTTCATCTCCAAAAATTAAGGCATACGCACGAGCATTATGAATTGGTGGAATATAATTAGGAGCGTTTAAAGGTAGAAGAGCAGAAATTGCGTCGCATATCTTTTCTGTAATTAATTTATCTCTTGCTTCTTCTCGTAGCCATTTATTATACTCTAATTTTTCAGCTTGAACTTTTTTGAGTTCTTTTTCAGCTTCTCTTTTCAGCTTCTTATTTTCATCAATCATATTTTGAAGCTGTTGATCTACAGTTCCTAATTCTTCTTTTGCATCGTTATATCCTTTAAGATAATTTTGTGTCTTTTTCGATGTGCTGATTCTGTCCATTCTACACCAAATGCTTTATTACACAATTTACCTATTTCTTCATTGCTTAATCCATAAAGTATTTTATTTTTATAAAGACGTATTCTATACGCTTTTGGCGTTTCATTAGGTTGCATTAATATTTGATTATTAATCATGTTTATCACCTAATTATCAGCATTTGTAATAATATTTAAATCTTCGTTTGATTTTAAACTAATTACAAGCTCAATCTGTTGATTTTTAAATGCTTGAAGTAAGTCTGAAATTTTAATTTCTTGTTTCATATCATTTTTATCAATATATGTAATGGATGTTCCGTTTTCAGATAAAGTACCATTTACTGACAATTTATCTGTGATATTTCTTTTAAATTGAAGCTTAGACTTTGGCATAAATAATCCTTTCTATTAAAAAGGAACATGTAATACATACATATTCCTAAATAATTTCATCTATATTTTTTACAATTTTATCTGCAATCCCATACCTATTTATACAATCGTCTGCAAAAATCCACCAGTCTCTACGATAATTTTTATCGTAATCTTCTTCTGTGATAGTGGTACGAGATAAAATATATTTTTTAATTTTACCTTCTAATTCTTTTGTAAATTCTAAATTATCCAGCATTTTTCCAACTGAACCATAAGAACCACTTTGTCCATCATGAATTAAAACTGTGCAATTTGGAAGCAGTAATCTTTTGTGTCCAGCCATTAACAATAAACCACCACTAGAATAACATTTACCGAGTCCAATTGTAATAACAGGAGTATATGACATCAATAATAAATCTATAATTGTAAAAACAGCAGATACGGAACCGCCATCAGAATTTATGTAAATTTTTATTGGTTTACAATTTTTTTGTTCTATTTTATTATCAATATCCTCTTTGTTCCACCGCAAAATGTCTTGATATATTTCTACAAAATCATCTTCAATATCATCGTTCCATAATATACATCTATTTTCACGTCTTATATAATAATCCAACAATGACGGATCTGGAAGTTTTACAGAAACTATATCACTTAAGTTGGATGATTCTAATACATCAAATTCTAAATAATCTTTATTCATATACGTTTCCTCACATTAATTCCACAACTTGGGGTTTTCTACTCTTATAAATATTTTATAATTCTATTGCTCCATAAAGATCCTGTTCCTAAATATTTCAGAAATTCTTCTCATATCATTATTATTTCCTGCATATTGATTGAGGTTTACTTGTGTGTTTTTTATAATTCTCTATATATTCATATAATTGTTCAGATGTGTTATTATATTAAATATAAATACTATGAAACTTTTTTGTACTGTAATTGAATGGCATTCATGACAAGCAGTAAATATTGATTTAAACGCCAATATTATTTTTCTTTCTAAATTATAATTTGTCTGCCAAATCGCAAAGAGAAGATCTATAGTTATTTTTTAATTTTATACACCCAAATTTTTTATTTCCTTTAAATACTTCAATTAATCTACTCATACCAATTTGTTGAATATCTGTGTCTTTTTGTTCAATAATATCACCCTCATAAATTTGTTTGCATCCTTCTTTACAACGTTGAATAATAGTCTTCAACGTATATACATCTAAGTTTTGTGATTCTGTACAAAGAACAACACTATCTTCCTCAAATTCAACACCCCTAATATTAGCAGTTGGAATAATATCAAGCATTTGTCTCTCAATCATATATTCAACTTGTGATATATCACCAAATTTTGACGCAAGAATATTACCAATAGAAGCAGAGTAAAGTAATTTAGTAATATGATCACCTTTCTCAAAACCAAGTGTCTTTGCACCTTTTAGCGGTTCATAAGAATATATGACATATAACTTTTTAAATTTACCCTTTTCTAAATTTTGCATTATATAATTAAGTGGGAGAGTTGTTTTACCACTTCCTGCCTTACCATATAATACTGTAATATCATTAGTATTTATTGAGTCCATTGCACACACTTGAATTTCATCTAATGGTTTTAGTGTGCCAAACATATTTGATTTATATGCTTTATATCTAACAGTGTCATATGTTTCCCCGATCCATTTAAGCGTATCAACAATTTTGTTTTTATCATCTTTTAAAATAAGGTATTGATTTATAAGCAGTCCAAACATATTTTCATTCTGGTGTTCATAAAAATAAGCCATCTCATTTTCAGATAATACCTTTTCAACAAATCCTTTATATTCATTGGAATATTTATTATTAACATACTCTACATTTAATCCAAATATCTTATCAGCAATAACTTTGCATGAAATATCATATGTTACAAAGATTATTTCGCTTTTTCCAATATCATTTTCTATTACCCAAAATGCACTTGCAATAATTTTATTATCTGGATTGATTTCTAATTTTAATTTCGTTATATAATTTTCAATACTATTTGTATAAACAATAACTTCATATTTGTCACTATTTTTTTCTAATAAATGTAATATTTTTCTTGCTTCGTATTTTATTTGATCGTTTTTGTTACGAGATGTTTTAATATTTTCTAGTTCCTGTAAACTAACTGAACTTATTAAAAATTCATTCTCAAATATTTTATTTTGTAATTTTAATAAAGCATTTGTGTCATAAAAATTTTTTTTACTTATGGTGGTTCCACCTTTCGTAATATATTTTTTAAAAATGTATAAAAATTTGTGGATTATTTACGGTGAGTCATGCAACGGAGATCTATTTTATAAAACAGACAAAATAGTCGGGGATAAGAGAATCGAACTCTTGACCCCCTGCTTGCAAGGCAGGTGCTCTCCCAACTGAGCTAATCCCCGAAGAACATATGACAATACTAACAAAATAGTAATATTGACATATGTATTGAACCTATCGCGACTAAGGCAACGGATGTTCTTGACATATTTTATAAATTTTCTTTAATATATTCCATTAAAAGAAAATGCAATATTTTATAAAAAATCCCATAAAACACTTAAAAAATAAGGGCTTTTTAGACTTTAGCTTTTATTCCATTTTTGCGTTTCTTGCACTCATTTACTTGCTTTAGCTTTATTTCATATGCGCATTTATTACAATATTTACTTGAATAATCTTTATGTGATTTTATCTTATATGATTTTCCACAATTCTTACATTGTTTATATCCTTTTTTAAAATTTCCTATATATTGATTTCCAATGTTGTGAAAATCTCTTATTTTGTAACTAACTTCTCCAGAATCAATCAAATCAACTTTAATATTTAAATTATTTATTTTTTTTCCAAAAGAAATATATCCATCCATATATAATTCATGTAATAATTCATTTCGTTTGTCAGATGTAAGATTGATATTTGCAAGTTTAAACAATTCTGAAATATCTTTTGATGTTTTTTTATTTATCCAACCGTCACTATCCATATACCTAGCGACTGCAAAAAGTGTAAACATCAATTTTTTTTGACGATCATTAGGAAGAAAGTTGATAAACTTTATTTCTGATTCATAAATAGGGATATATTTTCTTTTTTTAAAAGCCTGTTCTATATTTCCATTAAATAAACCATTACACACGGTAATTATTTTATTATGATATATATATTCTTGATAATTTTCCAAATTAAACTCTGAAATTTTTTTCTTAATAATATCAGATAGTTTTTCAACAGTTATATCATCAGAATAGTAATATTTAGCAACTAATGTTAAAAAATAACCCATAGGTAAATCTTTCGGTTTAGTTTTTGAAGCCAGAATATCTCTTACATATTCTTTTTCATTCAGTATATACAGTATTTAACTCCTCCAATCTCAAAATAATATTTTCTCCAATACAATCCCAACAAAACTGCTTATTTCCTTTATCACCATAAGAAATATCTAAAATAATGTTTAACCGTTCTTCATCATTTGGACATAGTTCTTTTGCTTTTTGATTAAATTTAGTATATAAATAGTGTCTATTTCTATTAGAATCTCCTTTGTTGTGATGTTTTTGCTTTTTGTATTCCTTTACACATTCACAATAATATTGTTCTAATTCTTTTAGAGACTTTCTATGTTCTTCTGTACAGCGTCTCTTAGTTTTTAAAACATTGTAATCAAACGATGAATTTCCGTGTAGTTGAGATTTATAGTTATCCAACTGATTTTCGATATACATGCAAATTTTATTCATAGAGCAATTTCCAATACCAACTGGCATTTTAAATTCATACCAAAACAAAAATTCTTTCTGCTCATCTGATAAATTAGCATTATTTTCATATAGATCGTAAATCGAGCAGTTATATAGAGCATGACACTTGTTATTACTTTCTTTTATGTATTTTTTATAATCACGTTTGGTTTCTTCGTAAATATAAATCATAAAATATGGTTTACGATATGCACATATAGATTGCAAATACCTATCGTTTGCACATGCTCTCATGTTATACCATCGGCTAGGCATAGGAGTGGCGACAATACCTTTGATTTTATCCAACTCTGCTTGCTGATAAAGTTGCCCACATCCAATTCTATATTCTAATTCCTTATACTCTTTAGAATCCTTTGCAAAATGTGATTGTACCTCCATCATTGAAGTGACATAATTAGTGATCGTACCAACCTGATTACCCATTCCGTTTTTATTTGTCTTTTTTACTTCATTTTCTGTAACAATAATTTTAGACGTATTACGTTGTACACATTCAATAGCAGGAAGTTTTCTATATCTTCTCTTAAGTACAGCATTGTTGGTAGAAAATAAAATATCACTATCCCAGTCACATCCATTCTCTGCCATGCAAAAGGAATCCCAGGCATTGATGACCATGATTGTATCCATATACTGATACCAACGTTTACATTTTTCAGAATTATTTATTTTACACATGCGAATATTATTATGGCTCGTCATAGGACTTCTAAAAACAACAACATCATCTTCATTTTTATCAATCCAAAATTTAGAATAACATTCACCTTCCTTAAGTAAACCTGTAACTTCTAATCCACAAATAGATTGCATTAATGCAAATGGGTCGCCACTAGCAATTTGATAATTACCTTGTACAAACAACTTTCCAATCTTAGCATCATTCATTTTCTTTTTTATAAATCTATGAACTGAATTAATTACATATGGATCACCAAGCATATATTCACTTGTATATAATGCTCGTTGCCAAGAATTTACGTCTGTATTTTTAGTAATACCTAAAAACTTAACAGTAGAAGAGTAATCACCACACATAGCATTTTTTAAATATTTTATTGTTGGTGTACAAAGTTCCTCTATATCTTTATCTGTGAATTCATATGATTGTAAATATTGATAATTAAGTTCTCGTTGTTCTTCTAATACATGTGGAGAAATTTTTGTAACTGAAAAATTATATCCACATTCTTTATAAGATCTTTCATAGTTTTCAATATTATCATAAGCCATCCACAGTTTTAAAGATGACTCAGTTATAATCATTTCGCACTTCCGAATATCTTGAATATTTCCCCATATATCTTTTATAAAATAATTTCCATTATTAAATTCCTCTATAAACTCAACAATAGGAAAAGGATATAACATTCCTTTCAACCAAGCATTTCTTAAACAAACTCCACTAGGAATATAATCAAGTTCTAAAAATTCAGACACTCTTTTCATATAATCAATCGTGCATAAATTAAAACCATCAGAAACTGTATTTTCTAATTGCTTATTTAATATAGTTTCCATAACAGGTTCATCAGAGTCTTTACCATCGTCTAAAGATATTACATCTGCACAGTATTGAGTTATACAATCTTTTACTACCAATATACCATTTGGATTACATATGGTTTGAGAAGCCGAGCATGTCAATGCCTTATAAGCCTCATATTTTGCGGGTACAAGCGGGATATTTTTATTTCTATTACATTCACACAATTCATTTAATTTATCTATATATTCTGCATTACAAAATAGAAGAGTATTATTTTTTAGTCCACCAGTAGTACCAACAAATCTTTTATATTTTATTCCATTTACGATCACACCTTTATTACAAGCAGCTCTACCAAAGTCTGATTTCTTATTTATAACAATTTGTATGAATATTTTAGAAAAATCAATCTCACTAATATTTTCACAAAGAATTTTATTCGCCATTATGCGAAATTCTTGCGCTTCAAATAGAGATACTAACTCTTGATATTTAAATGCTTCTTTTTTTGTAATTCTTAAATCCCAATTATAATATTTAAGTTTATTAGTTCCTATTTTAAAAATCTCGTATTGAGGTACACTAATACCAGCCATTTATCCTCCTTTCCTTTGACTAATAAAAACTTCTATTTAATCAATAAAGTATACTGGAACTTTGTCAATATGCTTTAAATATGCAATCTTTACACTTGAATAGCCGTCTGCCAATGTAAAATCTCTATGTAAAAGAATAGGAGATTCAAATTCGCCAGTTCTTAACCAATAATTCATTTTATGTTTCCATTTCTCTTTCCCAACTCTTGTTTTTTTATATCTTAACGGCACTATAATGTCTTTAAAATTTACCCAGTATTCGTGTCCTGGTTCATATTTTCCAAATAACTTCTTTATAAATTGAATAATGTTATTCATAATTTTCCTCCATAATTTTTATATCGCTTCCAATCCATTTTAATAATTCTCTTTTGCTATGGAAACAATCATAGTGTCTAAATTCTCCTTTATAATTTTCAATATATTCTTCTCCATTGAAAATTGGTTCCTCACAATAAGAACAATAAAAAATAGATTTTTCTGGTATATAATTAGGACATCTTATATCATGTCCAATAATTTGTTGACAGATTTCACATCTCATAGTAAAATTCTCTTTAAAAATGCAATTGATAAGAATTTATTCTTTGCTACTATTTTCTGTGGAAGAGAATTCCGTTTCGAGTAATTCATTGCCACGATCAAAACATTTTAGTTCATATTCGTATCTTTGGATATAACGATCGAAATAATTGATTAAAAGTGCGTATTCTACAATTTTAATAATATTCTCTCTGATGGTCCCTCTCGTTCCTGGTATGTATTGAGCATCAATTTTAAAATCATTATCAATATCAGATCTGGTTAGCCACATAGATAATAAATATTTTTGTTCCTTTTCGTTAAACTTATATGAACATTTTACTGAATATCCTTTTTTTTCATATGCGCCTGGTAAATTTATTCTGATTGTATATCCTTCTTTAATAACATTTAACATTGTGATTTCTCCTTTATATATTTTTAACATTTTGTTTAAATTTCTTTTTGTTTTCTACACTTAATTTGCAGGATTTATCAAATTTTTTATCACTTTCAATTCTACTTGCGATTTCTGTTAGTGTGATTTTTTTTTCAAAATCATTATCATAAATCTTTCCTCCGAAAGTAGTATAATCTACTTCATAAATTTCATATCTGTTAGTTTTTTGTGTCATTAGTTACTACAATTTCTCCTTTTTCTTTTTGATAAAATTTTGTTTGTTTTGTTTTTGTTAATGTCATAGTTTTTATTTCTCTTTTTTGGGTTGGTAGGATAGTAGTGGTAATGGATATTGATTTGAATTTTATGTAAATTGTCTAAAACAACTATTTTTATTGTTGAATACAAAAGTTACATAACCATTATTCTGTAATTCTTGAACTTTTAATCTAAATTCGTCTACATTGATGATTCCATCTTTATTTTGTGAATAAAATCTATGAAAATCTTCCCAATCATATTTTTCTCCAATTTGTAAGTAATATTTTTCTGGTTCTTTCCAATAATCAATAGAAGATATGTAATTAGGTTTTACATCAATTTGTTCTACATCAAATGATTCCATTTCGACTCTTTCAAGGGTATATTTTGGTTTTATCTCTGGTAATTCAAAAGTCGGATTATCTATACACCGCGAATCACCATTAAATTTTGGATTATATTTTGCAATACAATACAATTCATAAATATTTGTATCAGCATGTGTTGGCATAGAATATAATTCTATTTTTGAGAAATTACCTTTAGTTCTATCTTGAGCGGAAGTACAGGCGCGTTCATATAAATTGGAATTGCTTTTATCTATATAAGCTAATTCTCCATCATTATCATAAATAAAGTAACAATCTATGTTTTCTTCTTTTGGAATAATTGGTTTTGTGTAATAGGTTACATTCTACTGAAAGAATTTTGGATTTCCTTCTAGTATTTGAAAAATATGAGGATAATAGATATCCCCTTGTTCTGGTCTTGTTCTTAAATAATGAAGATCATATATTTAATCCATAACTCAAATGACTTAAAACTGTGCCAAATGAAATAGAAGGATTATTTATAAATTTAGCAATACATTCGTTTCCAGATTTTGATATCTCTGAAAGTTTCCTACATCTATTTCCTTGTGCTAAAGCGATCCAAGGATAATGGACATCTGAAAATTCAATATTTCTTTTAATAGAAGATGGTAAATTTGCTATAAAAGTAAATATTGTTTCTAACTCTCTAATATTTTTAATATCTTCTTTGGGTACATCTATGTTATTGTTCTTAAAAATTTTTAATAAATAGTTAGCCAAATGTTTACCACTTGCAAATTCCAATAATTCATCATCCTTTTTGTTTTTCTAAATATCTTATCTTTCCAGGAACATCATTTCTGTTATAGACTTTTTTCCCATAAATTCTTTCAAGTTCTATTAATATTGCATCCCCATTTAATTCTTCTACATCCAAAGCAAAAACATTTCGTGTAGGAACATATATGTTTTCTTCTTCTGTATTCTCCACAAACATATCAGTCCTTATATAAATCATTTTTATTTCTGATAAGAAAGAAATTGCATTTTCAATGGTGGTAAAAGAAGATATACCTATTCCCTTTTTAATTTGCTGCTTAGAAGGAAATGATATTCTTGGTGGATAAATAGTATCATTAGGATAATCCATAATGTATTGTTTAATGAACAAATATACTCCAACCAAAACAGACTTATTTATTTTGCTATCAGAATTTGATATTTTTTCATACTCTGAAATACTAAATTGTACAAAACTATCCTTTGTATAAAAAATATTTTTCTTTTCCGAAAGTTGCAAACTAAACATTTCTGTTGGATTAATAGTAAAAATATCTACATCACAAGACACATAACCTTTATTTATTAGTTCTGTTTTTATAATTTCTCTAAAATCAGAATAAATTGACTTATTATGTGATCTAGTGGAATATCCACATTCTTCTAAAAGATTATTGAGTGTGAGATAAACTTCTCCAAATGTTTGTAAGTGCTTACGCAAATACATAATTACAAGATAGTATTTAAGCCCTGAGACTCCCTTATGATTCTTAAAATCTTTTTTCGAGAAACCAACGATTATATTTTGTTTTTCTCCATTTGGTATAAAAATTGTTTCGTTAATGTATTTTCCCCTCCTTTACTCCCAAAACTTTGTAAGTTTCTTAATATCAATTAGTTTTTTGCCCCAAATTTTATCTTGAATTTCAGTAGGATTATTAATAGCATCTCCACAGGCACCTTGATTTGCTAATTTTATATCTTTATTTAAAAAGTATAAAACAGTTAAATTATCAAAATATTTCATTTCAATTGCTATTTTTTGTTTTGGTTTTAACTTGGAATTTGCATATCTAATATTACAAGTTAAATCTTGAAAATTCTCTTTACAATAATTTATAAATCTCAATAATAATTTTGATGAGTCATATAGTGATTTTGGTGCTAAACCACTTTCAAAATCAGCTAACAAATCATCTTCTACGGATACATATTCTCTATATGTATCTAATGATAAAATAAAATTTTGACTATCTATTGTTTGGTATTTTGTAAAAACCGGATTATTGTGTTTAAATAATCTTGGATAAGTCATGTTATAACCTGACCGAAATGAATCAAATTTATCAATAAAAAACCTTTCTGCAAACATAAGTAAATTCTCGTCATTTATCACTTCTATAATTTCAAAATAAAAATTATCTTTTCCATATTTTTTATAATCTTCTTGAAGATAAGCTGAGTGGTGACTACCTTCTTCTAATTCTGTAAAATGTTTTTTCTTTCTAAATTCAATATCTTCACTTTTGCCAATGTAACATTTTCCGTTAATTAAATTTATAATTTTATAAATACCTTGTATTTTACCCATAATTTCCTCCTGATTTTCATGTAAATATACTCAATGGGAAAATTCCCCCATAAAAGTACTAGTGTTAGGTAATCTGAATGTGTAAATTTTCCCATTATACAAAATTATCAATGGGAAAATTCCCCCAAATAATGGGATATAGTAAAAAGCATAAAAAATTAAATAAAAAAGCATAATAATATAAAAAGGATAAGACATTCGTAATTTTTGCTATCGCATAAATTACTCTGTATAAAACTTTTTGATTGTTGATGGTTAATTGTTAGTTGTTTGTCAGTAGTTAAGATTGATATAATAGTAGCGACTATTTACATATTCTCTTTCTGGGATATAAAATTATTTGTATGTATATAGGTTGTATTCTACATTTACTATTTTACTTTTAATAATTTTCAATGTTATTTTTTCAACTCCAACATTTAATCATCAAATATTGTTTTCTCTTTAATAGTTACATTCTCTGAAGTCAAATTTACCTGTTCCTGAGATTCTTCTAATTTTGACATTCTTTCATTTAATGATAGGAGGGTGGCGTTTACAGTTTTTGTAAAAGTATTTAGTATATCTAAAATTGGTTGCATGTAATCTGATCTGTTGCTTTATTGTCTAGGAATACAGAAGCTAATACATCTGCACATTTATCTTGATATCTTAACAACTTTCTACTCAATTCTGGTTGTGTTTGTTTCATTTTGGGAGTGATATTTATTTTAGCTAATATTAATGGAAGTCTACTTTCTCTATATATTTCTTTCTTTAATGTCTTAAAATTAAATTTGAATTTTTTAAATTAGTAATAAAACTTCTGGATGATAAATATTGGGATATATAAAATGGGCCATCTATATGTAAAACTATGTTGAATTTGTAATAATCAGATTTTGTGTAGAGAGTAAATTTAAGATTTCGTTTTATTAGATAATTTTAAATATGGAATTAGGTGACTATTTTTTAGATTTTGAATACTAATTTTGATTTTTATATTTAGATTGATAATTTATTAGTGTAAGATATAAAATTGGATTTTCGTATATATTTTTTGAAAATAGAAACCATGATTTTATTTTGATATTTTAAGGTAAGATATTTTTGAAATATATTATTCTGTGTATCTTATGGATAGTGAGTTCGGTATTGTAGATATCTTGAGTATCATGAATTTTAAAAATATTACTTGATTTATAAAGGAATTTAGTATTTTTGGATATAAAAATTTTGATAAGAATATTAGGAAGTTTATTTGTAAGAAATAAAATTTTAGTGGAGTTCGAGAATAGATTGAATTTTTAATGGAATTTGTAATTTTATGATGTGATTTTTTGATTTTTAGTAGTGAGAGAGTAGTAAAAAAGTTGGAAAAATAGTGGTATATCGAAGTGTATTCCGAACTGAAAATTGGATTTTAGTTGATGTATGAGTAGAACAGATAGTGTGTTTCTGGAGGTTGTCCTTTTGATTTAAAATGTAAACCTACCCCTGTACGCAAAAAAAATACCATAATAGTATAGTATTACGGTATTTTTTAAATTTACGAATAAATGCTTTTATATATGATCTTTGTTGTGCGTTAAATTTAGTAAAACATTGAAATGATTTTTTGTTCGAGAATGAAGGTTGAAAAAGTTATCAACAATTTTTTG